GGCATGTTATTGCTGATTATTGCTTCATCTTGAGTATGGCTGGTCACAACTCTGGCTCTTAAATTTCCTGAAGCCTGCAAAACACCACTGTATTTAATACCTTTGTATTCATAGATTTTAAGCGTAGTAATTTTTCGCCCAGCCCATTCAGGGCGACCACCTTTTTCAAAATTATCATCCGTTACGGTTGCAAATGTTCCTGCAATCGCAGCAGCCAATGGGCTTGTATCAAACAATCGCTCAGCTACTTGGTGTAGCCGATCTATTAACGCCTGATCATTGATTTTGATAGTGCTCATAAATTATACTGTTCCTAACAAGGCGGTAGTTTCCTAATAGAAAGGTTACGGTTCATTCAGTATTATGACGTGCAAGTCGTCCACCGCCTTTATCTTATAACCTCATAAAAATTAGCATTAAGCCCATCAACAATTGCTTTCTTCTGAACTTTAAAAATACTCACAATCTCCATCACTCCATTTTTTGAGCGTATTGAAAGCTTTAAAAATTCATCTGTGTATTTTGTTAGTTCTTCGTTCATTACAGGCAACAGATACAACATGCTTTCATTACTTACATCCCATAAAACACGGTCAAGCTGAATGATGTCTGTTGGTAAAACAAGCCATTCAATCAATGTAGGTGCATTACCAGCAGCACCATGGCGTTTAGCTTTTTGACCTACAAGTAAATGATCTGAAATAGTTAGAATCGGACTTTCTACAGCAACATTTTTTTTAGTCAGAAATTTAATATCACGCATATCAATAACACCAACAGTACTGGTCTTATTTTGCTGTTTGCCAAAACTTATGGCGTTTTTAACAAAAGCTTCATGCGCTTTAATTCGGTGCGGACTCAACAACATTTCTTGAACTTGTTGCAAACCCTTCTCAGCACCAAGCAGATCGGCTGCTCGCTTAGCCAGCTCGACATCAATCAAATAACTTGAAGCTGGGTGACTATTAAAGCCAGCTGCTGGTGTGAAATAAGAAACTTGACCGTTTGCCTGTTTGATACGTATGCGTGTCTGAGTGGCAATTGCATCTTGACCAGTAAAGCTACTTTTCCCAATGACAACTTGATGCTGTTCAATATCTTCAGGCTTAGTCTCAACAACATATAAATCCAAAGCATTTGCATCACTGGCACGTCGCGCTCTTACTTTACATTTACAGCCAAACTCTGTTGGAGGATAGGCATAAAGCCAGAATGGATCATCATAACGACGTGTCTCACCATTACGCGCCAAATGCACTTTTCTTGGATTAGAAATGGAAATATGCACCCACTCCCATAAGGGACGAGTATCAACTGTCGCCATAAGTGCTTTATAGCGACCAGCAGCCAAGCTCTTATGCACATTGGTGTCAAAGATGGTTTTTAAACGTCGCGGACTTCCAAGCTGAACTGTTTGCTCGATACCAGCTGGATTAATAACTGTCTTTTTTCCCCACCAACCTTTTTCCTGAAGCACTGGTGTAATGCCAGCTTTCCATTGTTCAAGGTTTTGACCTTGTTCTAGTGCAGTAATTAATGATTTTCTTATGTCTTGCAACAAATCAATCTTGGCGACTTTGGCGACTGTAAAAGCACGACTATGAGCCTCATCAAGAGTCTCATGCCAATCCCAACCAAATTTAAAACCCTTTGATTTTAAATAAGCAATTGCATCTTCAGGCGGAGAATTAAACAAAGCATTAAGTTCTGGTCGCTGTAGGATTTTAGCCATTTTCTGCTTCAGCCTCCGCGCTCAAACGACCAAATACTTCAGCTGCAAAAAATAGCTGCGTTAATTTATCCTGTAATGCTGGCTCATCTTCAGTAGGATACAGATCAGATAAGACAGCCAAGATTTCATCATCACTTTGTCCAGCTTGGATTTTTGCAATTAAGTCCTTAGTCCAAGCTTCAGCCGTTTGTTGTGCTTGCTTGGCTTGATCATTGAGTAAAAGCTGAATAGCTTGCTCTTCAAGTGGTATTTGATTATTGGCTGCAATCAAACCATTTAACAGCTGTGGGATGTAGGTATTAGCCGCCAAGTTAGGCGCATTTACAGATGGCTCTGGTGTGTATGCCAGCACAGCTTCTTTATCATCGGCTGGCTCAGGAATACCGAGCTTTTCATGCGCCCAAGTACGTGGGATTTGAAAGCCAATTTTCACAAGTTCTGGCAGTGCTTCACTGAAGACCTGAATATCCTCGGTTTCAGTCGTATCAAAATAAAACTCAGGGTATCGGTCTTGGGTAACGTTAGGATGATTAAGTCTCATCAAATTAGGAATTAAGCAATCAGTGATTGACCGAGCAAGCTGCTTGGCATCGGATTTCTTTATGACCTCAAACCCAAGCTCATGGGTGTGACTTTGAGCATTGGTACTGGTTTTGCCATCTGCTTGAGAAAGTAACGTTCCACCCACAATCACTTTTGACTGAGTCTGTTCACACCATTTGACCAAGTCAAAATGATTCTTTGTGTCGCCATCAGTTGCCGCTTGAAAGTCAATGCTCATGCCTTGAGGAATAATACCGCCAGCATTTCGACCAATACTCATAATTGCACGGAGTAAGGTTAATTTTTCTTTTTCAGTTGCACCAGATGGATACTTACCAATTTTACTTGGCAAGCCATAAGTCTCTAAAAACTCCATCACATCGCGGATGCCATAGTTCTTAAATAAGAACGGCCATGCAAGCACACGATGCAAACCAGAGCGAGCAATATAGCCAGACTTGGCTTTATGACGATGAATAAACCAACCAAAGTCCCAAAAATCTGCGCCTTCTGGTGATCCATCATTCAGCCTCAATACGTTAGGATCATTGTATGGAGTCATGAAATTACGAGGGTTTACATGATCAAAACTTTTAGGCAGCCACAAGCTGCCGAGTTGATGCCATTCAATCTCTTGGCATGAATAACCATGACCGACACCATCCATTGCATCGAATAAAAACATCTCAAAATCTTTGATGTCGTCAATCCATTCTGCAACTTCTTCAGCAATTTTGCGCTCGGCTTCAGAGGCATTTTTTGGGGGTTTGACTCCCCAAGACAAGCCATTCAATCCCTTTTTGCGTTTATCCATTTCACTGAAGATATGACCATCACGCTCTTCCATATCAGAAAACAAATCCGCTTGAGCCTGTAAATTTCCTTGTTCAGCATCAGTCAACAATCGATGCATTGCGACTGGAGTCAAACCGACTACAGGGTGGTCTTGCCATTGGTTAGCTAACCACGCGACCTCGGCAGTCTGATTTTGCTCCAGTGCAGTACGATCTTGAGTTTTGGATTGAGATTTTTTCTTAGCCATAGCGCAAATACAATTTGAGGATTTTGAACCATTATTGTTTTTTGGCTTTTTTAAAATTAGGCGGAAAGACTTCCATTTATTTTAGAGTTTTTATTTCGCACAGAATGGGCGATTTTAGCGATCCAAATACAAATACGGCTCATTGATGCAGAATTGTCTTTAAATCGCTAAAAGAGCGTTCATGAACGTTTATAAATCCATAAATCGGTGCGATTAATAATTGGTGATGATTAATTCCTGTTTTTCATCACGACTAGCTCCAACTTTCCCCACCGAATAATTAATTTTAGTGGTGCTGATTTTGAAGTCGGAAAAGGCTTTCCGTATGTCGGGGTGATCGTTAATTGATAGCATGACTTTGCTTTGGCAGGTTTTCATCAGCTCAGCCATCTTCAGGTAATGATCCCAACCGAACTCAACGCCATAACCAGCCAATTTCCAATAAGGTGGATCGGCATACATAAAGCTGTGAGGTCGGTCATACTTCAACCAGCATTCATCCCAGCTCAGATTCTCAACTGTAACACCAGACAGCCTGTAATATGCGTCGGTCAACTGATCTTCAATACGCAGGAAGCTCGGAGCTTTTGAAGTTGTTGCAGTGCCAAAAGACTGACCAGAAGCCTTTGCTCCGAAAGCAGTGTGCTGCAAATAATAGAATCGTGCTGCACGCTGGATGTCAGTCATTAAATCTGTGCTGGCTGCTTTCAGCCATTCAAACATCTGACGGCTAATAATGGCATATTTAAACTGACGGACAAATTCTTCAAGATGGTGCTGCACAACTCGATACAGATTCACCAGCTCACCATTTACATCATTAATGACTTCAACTTTTGATGGCTGCTCACGCATAAAAAACAACGCTGCACCACCAGCAAACAATTCAACATAACACTTATGTTCAGGCATCTTTTCAATCAATTGCGACACCAGACGACGTTTACCACCTAACCACGGAACAATTGGCTTGGTTTTCATGTTTTCACCTACTGCAAAAGCTTTTCATTTTTGATAGCCTGCTATGACTGTGTGCACAGTAGCGAGGCTTAGCCTGCGGTATCATCAATACCAAAGGGGCGATTCTTGTTGGAGCAAGGATCGTCACCTCGTTTTGAATTATTAAAAAATTAGAAATGTAGAATTAGGGGGAAGCACTTCCATGAAAGATTGGTTTAAAACAAATTTAGGGCTTTTATTGATACTTATAGCCACGGTTATATATTTATACGTCGTGTTATCTATAACTGATCTAAGTTCTTATCAGAAACTTGAATTAAATGAAAAAGGTGATTTTCTGGCTGGAGTCTTTTCTCCTTTAGCATTTTTATGGCTGGTATTTGGTTATCTTCAACAAGGACAAGAGTTAAAGCTAAATACTCAGGCACTAAAAATGCAGGCTAATGAATTAGCAATTAGTAATAGTTCATTGCAAACTCAATGTGAAGAACTAGCTGAAAGCGTGAGACAACAAACTGAATTAGTATTAACTGCAAAAGAAGAATTAAGATTAACAGTAACTCAACATGAGCAAATTAATAAGCAACAATTAATTCAAGCTCAACCATATTTTCATATTTCTGACATCAAAGTTAAGGTCATTGAAGTAAATGAAACAATGGATATCAATATAAGTTTTAAAATTAAAAACAGTCGAACTATGTGTAGAAGTTTATTTTTTCTTCTTTCTATAAACGAGGAAGCTCTAACATACATACCAGATAATAGTACATCTTTTGAACTACTGGAAAACAGCATTTCTAATTTTGAACCAGCTTATGTTCAATCAACCATTAGAGGTGACATAACTGAATATTTTAACTCTGAAATTTTTTTACATTTTTGTTATGCAGATGCTTATGATGCATATCAAGAAAAAAAATTCAAAATTAAATTAATGAATGAAAACCCAAGAGTTAATTTATCTAATAAAACCGCAACAATATATGTTTATGATTCATGCTCATCTGTAAGACAAATATATTATTAAATTTAATCATATACACCCAGTCTCACTAAACCACCCATCATAATCATCATGATTCAGCTCCAACTCTTCACGAGTTGGGAGTGCCATAAACTCAATAGGACTCGATAGGTGCAGGCTGGCAAACCATCCAAGGATCATTGCCACTGCGCCATCACCATGACGATATAATTCAGGGTCTTTAATATCTTTCGCACGTGCTTTTGACACCATATAAATCCCGTCGACTTCCTCAATTGCAGAACAGTCATTTTTTAAATCTGCATCTATTGGCAAGTCAATCATATCCTCTTCAAAAGCTGTTACCAGTTTTGGAGTCCACAAACCATACCATGCTCGGCTGAGTTTAATTTGATGCACCATATGCTCACCAAATTTCTCTGCTGTATTTTCTGCCAAGGTTTCACCATTACCAGTGGCATCCATGGCAATGCCACCAAAGCGCGGCAATCGCTCTAACATGTACCAGAGAATTTTTTGCTGTAAGCGTGAAGGCACTTTGTGCATCTCAATCACAAAAGGCGCGATCCGTCGTAAATCCTGAGCAATGTAGAATGGCAGAATGAAACTAAAGTCACGATGACGGGCATAATCTTGCCCAGCACAATGCTGTTTGGATTTATCAAGCTTTTGCAGCTCAGGCTCTAAATAACGTTGAATCCAGTCATCAATGTACGCATCACGCTCATCTGGTGTAAGTGCTGTGAAATCATCGCCAAGGGATAATCTAAGCACTGTCCGTACTTCAGTCATGGCACGCTCAACCCAAAGCGTCGGCAAGCACACTGACGATCCATCACGTGGAATAGCATCTAACTCTTCACGCATAGCAGCCTTTCGGCTGCCGTATGATTTACGGATTTTCTTATACCATTTCTCTTTACCTTCAATGGTTGCTTCTTTACCTCCCATAAAGCAAACACGCTCATATAAACCATTGGCAACAGCATCATCAAAAGTGACAGTCAATACTTGTGCATCCTCCCCAAATACACCAGCTTCAATATCCTTAACAAATTGGTTAAAGGCATTGTTTTTACCGTTGTGTGAACTAATGATAACAATACGACCACCCCAAATCAGCAATGCTGTAGCTGCTTCAATCACACCTTGTACGTTCGGGTGAAAGGCTGCTTCATCAATTACAACTTTACCTTGCAGACCACGAATGTTTTCAGGACGACTGGAGAGAGCCACAACCTGAAAGCCACTGGAGTAACGAATACGATAGGCTGTGATCTTGCGTGTTTCGCCTTTTTCATCCTGATCATCAAAAAGAAATTC